ACGGCGGACCTCGGTGATGACTTCGTTTGGCGTCATGTTGGTAATCCCCTAGAGGCCTCCTCGGCTAACTCTGGTGGAGTATACGGCGGGACTTCAGGAATGTCAGCAGTTGATAAGTCAAGCGCGACACCGCGCTTCTTCCGAGCAACAGCAACTCGCGTAGGTGCTTCCTTGGGCATGAACCGTTCGGGGTATGCCACTTCCTCAGGGATAACCTCGCACTCGGGATTCTTTGCCAGAATCTCGTTGTAGTCGTAGATGAAGCCGTCTTTCTTGACGCGAATGTACATCTTGCTCATTTATTCAGCTTCCTTAAAGTCTGCGCAAGACGGGCACGCTGCCCCATCTTCCCGGGTTTCTTCGCTGCCGCAGCCAATTTGCCAGCAGGGATAGTCTCCCCTCTCTTGATGCCCATCGCCTCGCGCAGAGCACCGGGCTTCTTGATTGCGCCCTTAATCCATTTCTCAGCCATCACTTGCTCCTTCGCTTACCAGAGGGGGTGACCGGCCACGCCTGTCTGGCAGGACCAGTCTTCTTTGCCGACATCGTTTTCTTCTCTGCCGCTGACAACTTCTTGGCAGCTTCCTGCGGCCGACATGCGGGATAACCCCTAGACGACTTCTCGGAGCCGGAACGCCCGCACTCCTTGCCGGTCTTCACATCGACCCACTTCTCACCAAACCACTTGCCGAGGCCGCCCTTAGCCATTCTTCTTCACCCGGTTATCAGGACCAGACCAAGTGCCGCCACGCTTCTTATACTCCTTCGAGGCCCACGCATTGGCGTAGGCGCTGGGGTACACATCGAACTTGCGTTTAGCCTCAGCCTTCACGCGGCTCCAGAGGGAGGGGTTGCCGGGTTTAGGGGAGGCCATATCAGCAGTTCCACGCCCGAAGGGACTTGTTGATCCGGCTGTTGGGGTCGCTGGCCGTCTTCTTGGAGGTCAGCTTCTTCTTCATCCCCTCCATCCGGGCACAGAACGAATCTCGGCGCGACCCACCCTCGGGCTGCGGGGGTTTAAGTCCGGGTTTACCCGGATTGGCTTTGTTGTACGAGGCACGACCCTTGGCGTTCAAGCCACCCTTGGGGTCTTTGCCTTCCTTGCGCTGCCATGCTGGTGTCTTTGCCATTACGTCACCGCTCCTTTCAGGACAACAAACTGAATGACAGGGCTTTCAGTACCCGCCGCCGGAATACTGGCATTGTCGAGATTACCTACTGCGATGACGCAGGAGCCAGCCGATACAGTAACCGCGTGAACTTGGTAATACCGCCGAGTGCCAGAAGCAACGCCGGACTTGACGGATAGCATGATGACATCGTTGGCTCCGATGGTGCTATTGGTCAGCGTAAACTCATCAGCATCGTGCCCCGAAATAGCCGCTGCAAAGAGCGTGATCTCCCCAGTAGGTGTATTTAGCGTCACCCCTGTGGTGCGGCTTGTAAGCTGGGTGACAGACCCGCCCGCGCCAGAACCGGTGTTATAGCCTAGCTCGGTCGTCGCCAACACAGACCCGCTGTCGATATCAACCTTCGTGATATTGACTTCCCCAGTACCTTTGGGCGTAATGTCAATGTCGATGTTGGTATCAGTACCATCAGCCGTCAGCGAATTGCCGGTCAGTGTGACACCCGCTGCGGCGTTGCTCGTCGTGAACGTGCCGGACTCAATAGACGTAATGCCGGTGAACACCCCACTGAACGTCACACCCGAGATCGAACCCCCCGTAATAGTCACGCTATTGGAGTTCTGCGTGGCAATGGTGCCGAGGCCGAGAGCAGTGCGGGCATTACTCGCACTGGCGAAAGCAATGGACGACCCTAAAGTTAGACTGCCGGTCGTCGCCTGAATCGTGTTGCCATCCAACTGGATGTTATCCACCGACACAGATTGCGTGCCAACTTTAAGCGCGGTTGCCACGCCGGTACCGCTATAGACTACCTTCTCGGTCGCGGTCGGACCGTCATTGACGTGCAAAAGCTGGTCGTAGGTACTGGCGATCGAACTGCCGGTAAGGTTGGTTGGCATCTATTTCTCCTGTATAGCGGGGGACCGAAGCCCCCCACCAATCTGTCTACATCACGACGCCGCAATGGCCCCGAGAGTATCCACACGCAACCAGTTGGTCCCGTTGCTGAAGGCAACCACCGGGTTTCCTGCTGCGCCGTTAGAGACGTAGATCAGGTCGCCAGTGTAAGAAGCCGCAGTAGGTACGGTAGCAACCGTGTAAGTAGCCAAGGCCAACGGGCCGGTCATAGTCAACGACTGCAAGCTTGCAGTGCCGCTATTGATCTTCACGTTGTCTTGCGCTATACCGCTATAAACACCCATGATGTTCTCCTAGTAGAGACGGGGGCCGAAGCCCCCATCAGGTTTAGCCGCAATTTGCAACGATGGCCCAAGCCTTCAGCACGCAGTCCGTGGGAACAGCGGTGTTGAGCAGGATGTCGATGGTATCGGCGGTCTTGATGACGGTCGGATTCGCAAGGTTATCCGAGTCCATCGCCACAGCGGTACATGCAAAGTCATCGCAGTACACGTTGGCAGCGGCGGGAGTACCGCCGGTATAGCCGAAGTCGAACGTGGCGGTGGTGTTGGTGGACTCCACCGTAACCACGTTCAGACCAGCAGCCAGCACGACGCTGTACGCCGGAAGGTTGATGACCTGCAAAGTGTCACCAGCCGCCAACGCAGTCGCGCTTGCAGCAGCACGCGCCGCAATGATCGCAGCAAAATCCAACTCCACCTCGAACTTCGAGACTTCGTTGACGTTAGCGGGGAAGGCAGCAGTGCCCTTATTGAACCCCAGAGTATCGGTATAAGCAGCCATTTTGGTTTCCTTTCAGATGTGATGGGGCCAACTCAGAACTGGATAACAGCCTGAGCCAGAGCCTCGCCCTTGACAACCTTATAGCCATAGACCTGAAGGCCACGGACGATGTTGCCGAAGGTAGACTCAGAGCGGATGGTTTCCATATTCGTCATCTGCGATGCGAAGGTGAAGCCCATCTTGTGACCAGCAATGATGCTGTACTTGCCCGAGGACACGCTCAGGTTGTGGCTGACGTAGATGGTGAAGCGATCCACCATACCCAGACGGCCATTACGAACGATCGACATGCTATCGCCGGTTAGCGAAGCGTCTTTCAGTTCGGACTTCTTGATCAGACCAGCCATCTTGGCGGGAATAACCACGAAGCGATCGCCTTCGGGAGCGTTGGCCTCATCCAGCACGGTGCCGAGGTCAACCAGCAGATCAACGACAGAGGTGGTGCTCGAAGCGCCATCCTTGGTCACAGTCAGCGGTGCGCCGCTGGTGCCGAGGTTGAACGATGCAGACTGCTCGCCCGCAGTTGCGCCCTTGTTGGTGGCGGCAATACCGGGCAGGATATCGGTCAGAACGCGCTGGTCGATCTTGATCTTCATACGCTCGGAAGCGTCCTTAGTCCAAGTGTCCATCAGGTTGATGTCCGACTGAACCTTGTCCACGTCGTCCTCAACGCAGGCGAAGTACTCGCCCTTGTCGATGACCAACTGAATCTTCGGCTTGTCCGGGTTCTCCACGGTCAGGGTCTGGCCCTTCACGTAGTCACGGATCGTGATTTCCGGGGTGGTGCGGATGTTCACGGTGTCACCGTACTGACGAATCTCGCCTTCGTAGTCGGTGTTCGAGATCGCTGCGAGCACAGTGGCGTCGTAGAAGTTCTCGATGAGTTTACCCGACCAGATTTCGGGGATGAAGTTGCCGCTGTAATTCGGGCGGCCGGGGGAGACAGGATAAGACATGATGAAACTCCTTTAATCAGGCATTGGCTTGGATGCGATTTTCTCGCTGTGCAGCAAAAATATCGCGTTCGATACGATCCCGATCTTGCTCTCGGCCTTTGTACTTGCCCTGCCGAACATCGTTGAAGAACTTCTGGATGTCTTGCGGGGTGTATACCTTGCCTTGTTTAGCAGTTGCAGGGGTACCGGTGCTTCTTGAACGCCCGGGGGAAACCTGCTTCTCTAACTCAGAGCTTGCGGCGGGACCAGTGGATTGAGCAACGGCGGCTTGTCCAGTGGACTCTAGCCAAGTGCGGAAGAAATTTGCAACACGCCCTGCATCCAGCGAACGCTGCGCGTCATCGAGGTACGTCTGGCGCGTGATGCCCGTCAACGGGTCAGCCTGCAACAACCACGACTGGAAGTCGGGAGTGTCGTTGACCTGACGAAAGTTGGGGACAGCAGCACTTAGATCGGCCCAGAATTGCTGCTCTGCGGTCATCTGCTGACGGTGAGCCACGGCTTGCACCTGCGGCACCACATTAGTCTGCACCTGACGCAGCGCCTGCTCAAGCTGGGCGATACGCTGGGCCACGGAGAAAAGCTCCTCGCGGGACACCTTACGCATCACATCGAGCGACTCGCCATACTCCTCAACATCCTTATCGGTGACAAGCTTGTCAACGACTGGTTGCGCTGGAGGTTGCGGCGTCTGCTGGGTTGAGAGGGAAGCCAGTAACTGCTCCATATGCGCAATACGCTGCGTCATCTCGCGGTTCTGCTGGTGCAGGCGCGGAACTTCGGCGTTGTACATGCCTTGGAGAGTTTTGTACTTCTGCGTGATCGTTTCTTCCGGCACATTGTCGTCACCCGGCTTATGCTCAGGGGTGGGTGACGGAGCGGCAGCACTCGATACAAGATTCTCGTCGGCGGGCGGCGTGTTGTCGGTTGGCTCAGTGGGCGCGACGGTGCCATCGGCAGCGGGCTTACCCGTGCCTGCGCTATCGTCAGCGTTGAGTTGCGCATACAACTGCTGAACTGCCTCGGTCTGTTTGCGAATCTGCTCTGGAAGGGCCATGTTGAACGCTCCTATCGGTGTGCGTGATTAAAGACGGCGAGTTTCGTCATAACTTTGCCGCCATAGCAGGGGCTTCTTCTGCGAGACTGGCAATCTCGCCCAACACCTGACAGCGCCCCTGAAAGACTGCTGGGTGTTCAACCGCACTGGGCAACCGCTTCAACTCCCGCAACTCCCAGCCCTTGAGCCACTCCAGAAACTCCGGGTGCTGTCGGACAAAGAGCGCAAGCGCCTTAACGATCTGTGGTTCTGGCTTAATCATGCAGCCATACCTCCAGCGCGGCTGACAACGGTGTTCGCCGCCATGCCACCTTTGGGAGAACCGTCAGGTAGTTGGGGAGTACCACCTTGGGGCTGCTGCGCCTGCTGCTGTGCAGCGGCCATCGCAGCGCGTGCGGTGATACGACCGGTATACCCTTCCTTCTCCCGAGACGGCACAACGTCATCCGTTGGCATCTGCAACCCTTTCGCCACTTCCCGCAGGATGGTGGCGCGTCCCTCCTTACCCATGATCTCAAGATCAATGGGGTTGGCGGTTGCGTTGAGGAACTCGATACGGCGGATGTTGACAGTCTCCTTGACTGCGAGGTTGATCGCACCCTTGGCGAGAACCTCCACATCCCCCTTGATAGATTCGTCTTCGTCGTAGCGCATGTTGTACACGAACTGGCGCAGGACGATGGGTTTGACGACATCCGTGTCTATGTGCATGACCACCTGCCGGATACCTTTACCGGCAGCACCCATCAGCATGGACAGCCCGGACGAAGTACGCCCAGCGCCCTGCACATTGAGGTCGCCGTACACATAGGCAGGAATGCCGGAGTGATCGTCAGCCAGACGGCTGAACTTCTCATACACGGCCATAAGCTCACTGGCCCGCGAGTCGGGTTGCGTGAACCGGATGGCAGGCGCACTCGACCCCACAGGATCGTTAACCGTCTGCCAGATTTTCCACGGGGTCAACTGCGTGATGTCCTCGTTGGGCGGCAGGCGCTCGACGTTGACCTCCACCTGCGGCCCGCTGCTGATCCCCATGTTGTTGACCAGTGCCCGCGCAGCGGCGTTGCACACGCCCTGCAAGTCCTCGATGATCTCGGGAATGCCCTTGCCCCAGAACGCACCGGGGCACTTGATGAACGAAGTCTTGGCGTAGGGCTTCTCACCGAGGGGGTCATAGTTCAACACCGCCTTGATGACGATGTTGCCCACCATCCAGACGTTGGCGTCGTACTCACGTGCGTCATCAGGAACATCCTCCTCGGACAGCCCCCACTCACGCAGCATCTTGCCGCTGATCTTGCCCCAGAACTCCAGCGCATCGAACTCGGTAGTCGGCTTCATGTACGAGTAGTACTTGCGCTCCTCCTCGTTCTTCTGAAGCTCCACATCCTCGTTGACCCACGACTGCCCGTTGCCGATCTCCAGCACTTTGCGGATGGCGTCCTCGTCGTAGCCCGGAACCCCAATGAGGTCGGACAGTTGCATCCGGCTCAGAGGGTGATACTCAAACAGGTAGCCCTCGTTGATGTTGCTGATTCCCGGCTCGGGGTAGATGTAGAACGGATCGACCCGCTCGTACTCGGGGCCAAGGCGCTCAATGGGTTCGACAACCGTCTGCCCCATCGCGTTGGTCTTCCACCCCAGCGCCCGCTGGCGGCGCACAACCGGCCCCTTGATGAACGCGGCAGGGAAGGTCACGAGGTCAGTGATGAAGTCGTTGAACGAGGCTTCCCATCCGCCTTGCGCGAACTGGTCCTGAATCTTGATCTTCATCCGATCAGCGCGAAGCTGCGCCTGTTGCAAGATAGCGAAGCGATAGTCTTGGCTAACCATCTCGCGCAACTCGGACATCTCCTCGCGGTTGGGAGCCTTGCCGTATTCCTCGACCATCTTGAGCACACGCTCGGCAAACATGCTCTGCACTTCGCGGGTCTGTGACGGACTCAGGTCAGGGATGGGGGTAGCCTGCAAATCCCACGGGGGCGATCCGTTATCGAGCAAGATGTCTCGCAGCCACGACTCAGCGGCGCGGCATTTGACCTCCGTGATCATCATGTAAATCTCGGAGCCACCCTGCGCACGAATCTGCTGCAACTTGTTGGCCTCGTACTCGCCGTTGCGCTGCCGCAGCGCACGCAGCATGATCTGCTCGATGGGCTTCTTCGCCATCTGTGCGCGATCCCAGCAGCCACGCAGGTAGCCCGAGAGGCCAAGGATGACTGGCTGATTCTGCCGCTCTTGCAAAGCGCGGTCAGACGCCTCCTGCTCTTGCCGTGCAAGCTCAGAGTTCGAGACGACGCGCAGGAAAGTCAGTCCAGCCATAGGGAGTTACTTCCAGTGGGAGCAGCTATTACCGTACTCACCCATGTCAAGCTCCTCGCCCTTGACAATCTCCATCGCCATATACGGCGAGGTGCCGCCGTTGACGAGCTTGGCAGCTTGTTTGAGCTTGGGGACGTTGGTGATCGTCTCAGTCTTGTTGAAGTTCTCCTCCTCGCGGAGTGCCTTCATGTAGAGCTTGCCGCCTGTGATTTCCTTGGGCGGTAGCGGGCGCATGTCATAGCCCATCTGGGGCATCTTTGCCCGCACCCCAGACGTATCCATCTTGGGGTTTGTTGAGAAGATCGTCGACGGTTTCGTTGCCATACCAGCCTCCTTACGGCAGGGTTCTACCAACAAGTATACAGCTTGTCAAATAAAAAGAAACCCCCGGAGTTCGCACTCACGGGGGCAAGTCCACGAAAGGACACAGGAGGTGACAACTGCGAAAGCAGTGCGCCCATGATATCACGTCCAGCCCAGAGCGGATGACCTGACAACCTCCCGCCGCTGCTGGAGGATGTGCCCCTCCCCCGCGTGGGCGATATGCAGCATGAGGTACTGGAGCGCCTCGGCCACGTGGGAGTGCTTGTTCTTGTCGATGTCACCATCGCCTCGGGGTTTATACCTATAGCCCCCCATCATGGCGGCTTTGAGTTGCGTGCAGCGCGGATCGACGAGGAAGCCCGGGTCGCCGTCGACCTGCCGCATGAGGTACTCATCGACGGCGTTGATCCGTGCCGAGACGTTGTTGGTCTTGGCCGGGATGACTTTCAACCCCTCAGCCTTGATGATGTCCACCGCCGAGCGTTCGTCAGTCTGCGCCCGCTGCACCCCCGCCGGATCAACAACGACGAACACCGGTGCCCCGGGGAACCGCTCGTAGAGCAACGGCTTGAGCATGGTACGGACAAACCGCTGCACGCCCATGTCAAACGATACGCATTCGTCAAGTATCAGTGCCCGCCCTCGGGGGTCTTGCTGCCCAAGCACGGCTGCGGGCGTCAGCCCCAAGTCCATGCCAATGACGATGGGCCGCACTCCGTTGACGATAGGCCGCAGGCGTTCTTTGCCCATGTGGTAGTCAGGGCGGAAGTATTTGTAGACCGGCATACCCGCCGAGGACAGCCCGTACTCACCGTCGATGTAGACCCGGATGTACTCCTCGCTGCGGCCTTGGGTGTCGTAGTACCCATCGGGCAGGTTCTCCACGTTCTCCGCATGGGGGCTGCGCCCCGAGGGCTGCTTGAACACAGCCCACCCGTTGTTGTTGGGACTGACGCCATCTTTGGCATCGAGTCCTTCCATCTGGTAGTACCACCACGTGTCCATCGTCGGCGGGTTGGTATCGCCCCACATACCATGCCACGTCGGCCCGCCATCCTTGGCCGAAGGGAAACGTCCAATACGTTTGGACATGGCATCCACGATATCCGGGTGAATGTCGCGGCACTCGTTGAACCACGCGAAGGTCAACTCCAGCGAGTTCAGGTTGGCAACGTCGTCGGCGTCATCGAGCGCCCGGAACATAATCTCGCACTCCACGTCGCCCACTTTGAAAAAGTAGGTCTTGGTGGTGCGCATGTACTCCCCGCACTGCCCGGGCGGGAACCAGTCGAGGAACGTCTTGATGGTGGTGTCCTGAAGCTGCCGCGCCGTCTCCCGCACGATAGCCGCCCGCGTTTTGCGAACGCCGTTGGCGTTGGGCCTCTGCATGGAGGCGCGTCGCACGATCTCAAAGCTGGAGGTGACGGACTTGCCAGAGCCAACCGGCCCCATGAGCACGCGCATCTTGGCATCCGAGGCCATGAACCGCTTGCCCGTCGGCGGCGGGGTGTAGTTGATATCGAGCGCCATCAGTGCTCCTTGAGTTCGCCTGACTCGTACTTCTCGCGCTGATCGAGTGAGTGGTGCAAGATGACAAACGGCTCCTCTACATCCGGCGTCGGGCGGCACCAGCAATCAATCCGGGTGACGTGCTCGCGCAAGTCGTTCAGAGGCACCACGTGGATCAGCCCATCGTTATACTGGAAGAACTCTATCACTGCACACCCACCAGCGAGATGACAAACTCACGCCCGTGCTTTTTGCTCCGCGTGATCTTGGTCTGGTAGGACAGGCTGGCCCTGCTCAGCGCGTTCTCTACGGCC